GATTTCGATTAGGAAAAACGATTTGCGATAGCTCGCACGCGAGCGTCCAAAGGCATCTTTGCCAATTCCTCGCGAGAAACCTGCGGGGCTTTGGCGTTACGAACGAGACCGCCAGCGGGCTGCTTGCTCAGCTGCTCGAGCTTGGCTTCCTTTTCATTGAGCTGCTTGCTGAAGTTTTCGGTGACCTTCGCGACGGCTGCCTCAATCATCTGAGATACGACCTCTTTGGTGAGGACTTCTTGAGACAACTCCTCCTCTGCGGCTGGAGCTTCAGCGGGTGCAGTCCACTCCGCTACCAAGCCCTCAGCTACAGTAAAGACCGTGCCATCTTCGAGCTTGTACTCGCCATCGGGGAGCGGGATTTGCTCGCCTTCTTCGTTCACGACGAAGACGGGAACTCCTACCGCCCATTGTTCGGCTTCGGTCGAGATGACCTGCCCGCTGTCCAAGGTGGCTTCCGCCATCTTGACCTCTTGCTTCTCTTCGGAGAGTTGCGTAGCAATAGCTGCGTACTTCTCGAAGAGCTTTTCGACTCTGTCTTTTAAGTTCATTGTTTGAAATTATCTAGTGGTTTAACGTATTCGCTTGTTCTTACTTGACAGCCTCGAGATACCGCTCTGCGATATCCTCCGCGAAAGCCTTTTGGAGTTCATTTAAGAAGCCTTCTTCCGTGAGTTCGTCCGTAGGTTCAACCTGCGTGCTGAAGTCCTCGGATTTGCGCTTAAAAAAGCCCTCAATACTGAAGCCCTTGACCTTACCTGTCTTGACCCATTCCTCCCAAATTGGCTCGCTTTCGATTTTCATACTTACCATCCACGTACCCACCGGGAGGTCAAACCCGTACATCCGGCTTTTGTCCTGTTCTCCTTCGATAATCCAAGACTCTACCACGGTCGTAGATGAGATACCCACCTCGTGCTCCACGGTGGCGGTATTTTGCCGACCGTTTTTGAAATAGAGCTCCATAGCTTCCCGGACGGTGTCCTTGGAAAAGAAAATGTGAAACTCCTCTTCTCCCTTGCGTCGGTAGATAGGTTTATCCGGTATGAGGGCCGGGCCCATAACGATACGCTTCTCCTGGTCCTGGGCCTTGAATTGAACCTGCTCGCTGAGTGCGACCCAGTTCTCTTCGATAGCCGGGGCTTCTACGAGTGAGATAGCTTGGATTCCCTCCAGTTCCCCGTCGATAATCATTTCTACTAGATCCATTGTCTTGTTTAATTGAATAACGCAACTCGCTCCTTCAACCTTTGACTGGCCTGCATTTGATTTGATACTTCGCTCCCCACCACGTAGGCCCGGAAGCCGGAAGTCTCGTTGTTTGCTGGCGGAAAAAAGCCGGGTGCGGGAGCAGCCGCCATAGCCGGAGCAGAGGGAACGGAAGCCCCTCCGCTGGCCTTGAATTGTTGACGCGCAATAGTCGCTACTTGAGCAGCCCCCATCACCCCAACCGCTACGGCTTGGATAATCCTCGCAACTGTCGAGGGCTGCGTCTTATCGGTCAGAGCAGCCGTCACCCCTTCGGCGGTCGACATAATAGCCGAGGTGATGCTCAAGGCTTTTTGTATTTGGAACGTCTGCCGGGCACGCTTCTCCTCGTTCTTCTGAAAGAGCGTGCCTAATGCGTCTGCCACCTGGAGGCCCATCGTCACCATCTGCCCGGTGTCTTTGATAAACTTGGTGACCTCCCCTGCATAAAATTCGGTATTATCCTCAAACATCTGCTTGCGTCGAGCTGCTGCGTCCGCTTCGAGTTGTTCTTGAGTCTGAATAGCAGTGCCTACGATTAGCGTCCTTTCATCTAAAATTTCCTTTAAAGCTTGGTTTTCCAACTTTGCCACATTCGGAAGGGACTGCACTTCAGTCATCTTATTGGCTTCGCGATAGGCTGCAATAGCTTCTAAATTGGCTTGCTTCTCCTCTTCTGCCAAACGGATGCCCTCCTGGCGTAGGCCGTTGACCTTGTTCTGCAGTTCGGTCTGTAGGGTGGTCGATTCTTGGCGGATGTTATAAACCTCAGCCTCCAACTGAGCGAGCTTCATCTGCTCCTCCTCGCTGGCAAAAGTTGTGGCCTGCCGAGCCTTCTCGATACGAAACTCCTCCTCCGCGATACGCACCCTCTCCTCTACCAACTTCTTCTCCAATGCCGCTGCATCACGAGCGGCTTTAATCCGAACGTTGATGCTTTTGGTCTGGTCGTCGGAGACCATTTTTAACCGCTCAATTTCCGCCCGTTGTTTGGCGGTTTCAACGGTAATATCTCGCTGCGATTTTCGCAAGGCTTGAGCCGCCTTGGTGAGTTCAGTCATCGCGTTGTACTCTTTCGCGATTTCGTCACCCATCCCGCTCAGGGCTTTGCTAGCATCGTCAAAAGCTCCCTTAAAATCGCCTTTAAAGAGCTTGACAATAGCCCCGCCCATCTGAGCGATGCGGTCTATGATCACCCGAAAAACAGCCTGAAAGCCATTCAAAGCCACCTCCAACATCTTCGCGCCTTCCGCCGTCTGGGTGAAGTAGGCTACGAGCGAACCAATAGCCACCACGAACGCGCCGATACCCGTCGAAATAAGAGCCACCTTAGTAAGGTTGAGGCCCTTAATCATGTGACCAATACCCGCCCGTGCTTTGACCAAACTTGACGCGAAGCCGCCCGTCATACTATCGAGTAGGCCAATGCTCTCTTCTCCGGCTTTGCCTAAATCCTTGACTGCGTTCTCGGCTTTTTCGAATGCCTGGTCTAGCTGACTGGTGTCCGCTTTAACCTCTACTACCGCTTCGTCGTTTTTCTTAGCCATTGAACGTACCTATTAAGGTCACTATTAGAAATACCAACAACGTGGCCCACCCCAAGAAGATGAAGAGAGCGAACCACCAGTCTACTACTTTAACCCACCGCTGGCGTTTCCTTTTCTTGGTGAGCATCTCTATTGCGTCCAGCACGAAGCCGAACTCCTGTTCGTTTTTTACCATTATATCGGGAGGGGTTGATAGCATTTGCCCGTAGCCTCGTATTCGTACCCATACTTTTCGCAGCACTCTTTGGTGGCACTCGTGGGGGTGTACTGGATAATCCCGCCCTTACCCGTATCCGGGAGAGTGTCGCAGTCCGAGGCTCTACCCAGGACTTTTAGGAGCTTCACCTCTACCGCTCCGGGAGTGGTCGGGTCGTAGTTGTTGATTTCAATAACTCTCCAATAGGTGTTCTTGAGATAAATCTTATCGTTCCACTCGAACGTCGAAAGGTCAACAGAATCGAGGTAGAAGAACGCCCGCAAGATTCGTGCGTCTGAGCTGTAAAGCTCGCTCGCCCAAGGAAGCCAGTATTTGTAATAGAGGCCATTTAAGGGAGTTGCTAGAATCTCCCTCCTTGGGCGTGGGTGTCCGAAGTGCAGGGATTCATCATCCACATCCGCGAGCCAAGTGGTAAACTCTGACCAGCCCGGGAGACGGTACCGGGTCGCAGTCCCCGAGTCGTTGTCCATCCAAAACTCGTTTTCCAGGCTTCCGTTCCAAAAAGCCAGCATAGGCTTCGGGTCTGGAATCTCGCGATCTGTCGGGGCTGCTCCCTCGTTGTAAAGCCGCGCGATGGAGTAGTCTGTGTTCTCTATTGTCCACGTGATGAAGGGAGAGAACGGGCTTTCTATCTTCAGCTCACCGGATGCAAAGTCGTTTTCCGGGTCGTTGATGATGCGAGACCCGTAGACCTCCCCTTCTTGTACTGCCGTGCTGTTGGAGATGTCCGTCGAGGTCGAGTGCGTAAAGATGTACTTGCGCTTTTGAAGCTCCGCCGTAGTCGATACCGTGATGTCCTTGGAGATGTCGATTTTATTGCTCCAGTCCTTGACCGCTCCGGTAGCGAAATAGTCCGCAAAAGGCTCGATATAGAAGTGATTCGTTCTGTTTCTGTCCGGAATAAACACCAAATTAAACATCTTTTGTAGCCCGGAAACGAAGGCGATGCTCTTCATGGTGGGCATACACTTCGCTACATCTACGTAAAAGCCTGTGTTTACGGTGAATGCGTAGAGCTGGAGCGACGTTCCTCCCCGAAAAGCACCTCCCGCGTGCAAGGTCACGCCCGAAGTGGTCGAGACTTTAAGTTGAACTGTGTCGCCGAGGGCCATCTCTTTCGTTACGGTGGCGTATCCGAACGGGTTAGTGGTTGTGTAATCCGCTCCGGCTGAAAAATCTAACCGAACAGAGAGCGTGTCAGCGGGGTTTGTGAGGGTGTACGAGTAGTAAATACGGAAGTAATAGATACCCGTAAATGGAGCGGTGAAGGTGTCTGTTACCCAGTTCCCTCCGTTGTCCGAAAAGACTCCCGTTTCACTCAAGGCTACTGCAGTATAACCCCCACCCGCCACCGTGATGTCCGTCAACCTGCCTACGTGAAAGGTCTCGTTTCTGAAGTCGTCGGTAGTAGGCAGTAAAAGACCCCCCTTGTTGCAGCATAAGTACAGGTCGTTCATCGTGCCCATCCACGTGCTAGAGTAGGTCAGCCCGGCTGTCGACATAATCTTATCGAGAACCGTCTTCACTCGTACAAAGGGAGTGATTTGGTACTGCTGAAGAGCCCTAGAGCTAGCAGACGGAAAGTTGCTTTCGTCCCAAGCCCAGCCCTTATCTACAAGTCCGGTCCGCAGCCTGCCGGAGGAGAGCCCCGCGTCCCAGGAATCCACCAGATTATCCGCCTTCATCTGGAAGTTGAGAGACGCAAAGTCCAGATCACCTATGAGCCCATCTCCAATAGCCCGGGAGAGGTTCGCAGCTTCACCCATAAAGACCAGCTCTACATCTACGTACTGACCTTTTTGAATGTACCAGTTCTCGACCTGAAGGAAGCCCTCAAATAACACTACTCCGTCTAGCAAGATACGTGCGTCGGTCCTCTCCTTGAGGTCGAAGGCTGGCACTTGGCTCCAGTCGAATGGTCCAAAGATTTTTTGGTTCTGCTCCGTGAGCGGGACGCGAAAGCGTTGGGAAAAGTTGCTGGCGGGCTCGTTGATATTCTCGACCGAAGTGAACTGACACGAAAGGTTTATCGGCTCAAACTCGTAGACCTCGACTTGATGCCAATTCCCGGAACGTTTGGCTAGCAAAATCATAGCTCTACCATTTGAGCGAGTTTCACTTGGAACGATACCTGATTGAGGTCGCTGGCCGTAGAGCGGATGTTCACACTATTCGTTTGAATAGTAACAGGTATCCACGACCCGTAGCGAATAAAGACCTGCCGACTCTTTAGGAGTTGCGCCATCAGAGCGAACTCCGTAGCATCCATCACCGAGTTGAGCGTGTACACTACTTCTGCGGACTTCATAAACGGTACTGTCTGGGGGGTGTGAGCGATGTAGCTAAAGGTCGCTGCGTCGTAGTCCCCCAGATATCGGGTGAAGGTCTTCTCCTCTGTCGACGTTTGGGTAGCGGGACGGCCTTCGAACTTCAAGTAATCCCACCCGCCCCGGCTGTTCTGAAAAGCCACCTGTACGTTGTACTTCGTGCATCGCTTAATCACCTTAATAGCCCGCCCTTTAAGACCCGCCACGGTGTAAACTGCCGGGGTGATGGAGTAAGATACCCACCCGCTTAAAGAAAGCCCGGTAATAGCTTCTACGTTCACGGGCATCAGAGCTGCATAGAGCAGCGTTCCTGCGACGTTAGAGCCGGGCGTGGCACTCGGTGCTTGCCCTCCGTTTCCGCTCGTTATTTCGACTTCTACGGATGAGGTAGAAGAAGCGTACTGCACGGTGTAAACCAAGGACGTTACGTCACTCACTACGCTCGTATTGATAAATGCCGCCATACCCTCGTCGGTATCGTCTGCGTAGAGGTTTATCGTAGATCCCGTCAAGGCTCGGTCCATCAGCCAAAACTTTTTAGTTGAGGCTGTGCCGTAGTAGTCAGCATAAGACGGGTGCAGACCTTGCGATGGTTGCTCTGCTCCGTCGAGAAGATAGATAGTAGAAGTGGCTTGAGCGAGGGTCTCGGTAGTGCCGGACCACTCCCCGACCTTGACCTCGTACTTCTTGACCCCGGTCGTGGCTTTGGTAAGCGGGAGCGTCGTGTACGAGAAAAGCGGGGTCGTGCCACCAGACGCGATGTTGTCAAGCTGCACCCGGTTGCGTACCAGAGAGAGGTCAAAGTGGGCTTTATCCGCGTCGTTGGGAGCGAGGTAGTATTTCCCGATTTCCGTGCCGTTTTCAAAGACTTGGATGATGTACCTAAAGGCCGCGGTAATTGTGGTCGAGGTGGTCAGCGAGAAGATAAGCCGCTGCCCGGCGGGTCTCCAGTTATCGGGAGCGGATGCGAAGCTTGCCATTAGAGTTTAGCCTTAATTGTAACGTTGCCTATTTTAGCGGAGAGCTGCCGAGCGAAGGAGTTTGCAAGAGCGATTTCAAGCTCCTTCTTGTTCTTCTTTAGAGCGTACTCGTACCCCTTTTCAAAGTAACGGAGGCCAACTATTCCCTTACGCTTAATGGCCCGGCCCAAGAGAAAAGCCACCTGGTCTTCGAGGCTCTTGGTCTTTTTGACAAACTGCCCGCTGGACTGGTCGCGAAGGCGTATGGGCTTGTTGCGCATCCACGCCTTTATCGCCTTGGGTGGGGGTTGCTTCTTGAAGGTGAATTGCGACCCTTGGTTTACCTCCGTTCCGTTCACTCCGAAGTGGATGAACGGAGCGTACTGCTTGGCTTTGCCTTTGGCAGTAAACTGAATCGACGTTACTCCCTTGTTGCCATAGCGGAACTTGTAGACCAGGTTCTTCTGGAGCGTCCTGGTCGCTACTCCGTAGTTTCGGTTCTTGCCTATCCGCTTGACCCCAAGCTCACGCTTGGAAGCGTTAAGGATGTCGTCGGCAAACTTGAGCCAAATCTTTTGTATTTCTTTTTTATCGAGGCTCATCCCTGACCCTTGTAGGGTTTGACGTAGTTCTTGCTCTCCTTGCTTGCACTGTCGCTTTTGCGATGCCGCCCGCGCTTTACTTTCGGTTTGGGCTGGTAGCGTGACTGGGTTTGAACTTTAGCCATTTTGAAGGAATCCTAAACCCACCATTTCCGATTCGCTTAAAACGTCCGTAATGGGGCAAATTTGGGCAAACGTAACCACGTTGTGTGTGGTCATGGTTTGCCGAATGTCGGCAACGTCTGCCCCCTGCCATAGTGCCAAATACGCTTCAATGTCTGCGCCCGGGTGA